AATAAAGGTTTGAACCCTCGACGAGATCGGTGGTTGAGAATGGAGATAAAGTCACCGTTGGGGTTAGTGAGTTCCCAACGTCTGAGTACGACCAAGAAATCCCTGTACCGTTTTGAATCAGTGCCGCAACGGTGTCTTGGGCCATCTCGTCGGTGTACTGAGTAATCGTCGAAGAAATCGTTAGTGAGTTCCCAACGTCTGAATAAACTAGAGAGATCCCAGCACCTGCGACAAGCAAAGCCGCGACTCGATCATCAACAAACTCATCAAAACCAGTGCCCTTTGTTAAATCAAACGTGCCTAAGGGACTTTCTAAGATGGCTAATATATCATCTGAACTAGTGATTACTACTGTGCTGGACCCGCCGCCGGATGATCCAACCCATGATCCCCCAGATCCAAGCATTAAATAACCCCGCCCTCAAGGATATGAAGTACGCCGTCCGCAGTGTCTCTGATTACCGCGAGCTTTTCGCCCGGAACCACTCCGAAAAATTGAATGATCCCACCAGGTAAAAATATATCTGAACTTGTGGCGGTTGGGGTTGATCCAAATTTCACATAACAATCCTTCGTCGAAAAAAGTCTCACTACCGAAACACTCTCTCCGAACGCAGCGCTTTGCGTCGAAGATGAGGTGACGGTTAGCTTTTGTGGAGACGAAGGATAAAGAGTTTGAAACGTATTATTGTTTTGTGTTCCCGCACGAACCGGCGTTGATCCCATGCAAATGATAATAGCTGAGTTATAATTTATCTTGTAGGGTTTAGCCAAAGACTAGAGGGGTAATAAAATTGACGCGAAGGGTGGGTAGACCCAGAAAGCCGAAGGAGCCGCACGATAAATCGCAGCCCTGTAAGCGATCCGGTTGCAAGAATCGCGCTTACGGCAAAATGGCCTACTGCTCACGCTTTCATGCACCATTTGGGTACTATGGTTTAAATTCCTACGAGACTAAAATGGTTAATAGGATCGACTTTCAAAAGCGTTACAGGGGGCGAGATGATAACGGCAAAGAAGACGATGACCAATCTTGAGAGAGATTTAATATTTAGAGTCGTCGATGGGGATCAAAATCTTTTTGTAGTCATGCATCACTGGCACAAAATGATCAATTTTAAAGCATCACTTTTGTGGTGTATGAATAACGGTCTCACTGGAAAAAATCTAACAGAATGGCTTAAACACTCACCCCATGATGGAATTTTAAACGGCTATGGTTTTATTCTTGGACAACTAAGAAAAGAAAATAAAGTTATTCAAATTCATTACGGGCGAGAGTATGTCGGATAAAGTCATAGACATTCCAAATAAGTTAAGCCCATTCATCTGGTTTGTAGGGTCAGCAATTATAGGAATATCGCTCGCTGCTTACGCAAGCGGATTTGTGTTTACTCGTAATGAAGGAGCTTCATTAGAAAAGCGCGTTGATAAGGTTGAAAGCGAGACTATTAGACGACTCGAGCGCATTGAAGACAAGATCGACAAACTCACAGAATCTAAATCAAAACGATAGTGCCGCAGCCGGACTCGAACCCGCACCCGTCCCGCTTTTGATTGTGGCCGCCATCCTTAGCGTTTTCAATTCTAACAGGACTGCTCTGCCATTAAGCTATACGGCCTTTTAATTATACGGTCTTTCGAATTTTAGGGACAACGGTATCGTGATGAAACACGCTCCCGTTGCTTCTTTGCTTATAAATCTTGAGTATTCCAGGTCCGTAATATTCCCAAAGTCGTTTCTTAATTTTCCAAATGTCAGTTTCAAAACCTTTAAACTCCGCCCATTCTTTCTCGCCCGTTTCTAAATTCATCACTACAAAGTCAGCGATATAAAGAATCTGCGCGTCGGTCATCCTTACGTGGTCCTGCACTTGAAGCACAGTTAGGTAGCCTGCTTTTTCTAAAAACTTAAGATGCGCGTAACATGCGGCCTCACCTTTTGACTGAAAAGAATGTCCGTCCAATTTGATCCTCACTCTCAAAGCGTTTTTAAACGGCCTAAAACCTGACACTAAATTGTATCCTTTTTAGGACGAAATTTTTTAACAAGTAATCCAGGTTTTGCTTTTGTGTCATGAGACTCACAATGTTTTTCTAATTCCTTAACTTGAGCAAGCACGTCGTTTACCTCAGCCTCGACGTAAGGTCTTATATAAATAAAGTACTCAACCTTTTTTATGGTGTGAGAAATCACGAAAAGCCCACTTAGAGTTAGATTTAGTGCAACCGAAACGATCGTAATAGTTTTCATAAAAGTCTAGTCGATCGCCTAATTTCCATTACAAGTGTGAGCATTGTTTTTGAGAGTCTTTCCATCGACTTTAGGCAAATAATATTAAGCGCAAGAATGACCGCGTTTCCGAGAAAGAAAATAAAGTTCCACTCCATACTCATGCTGAAATCCTTTTTTTCTCACCGAGCGCGATCCTAACAATTAAACAAATCCATACCTGAGAGACAAACCATCTTAACGGGAACTGAGAAATAAAGCACACCGATAGCGCTATAAGTGAAACGAAAACCCATGTATTTTTTCTAGACTTATAAAGGCACTCTATTGCGAGCCCCAAGAAAATAACAAACCCGATAATCCCATGCTCGAAAAGGATCTGGAGGTACTCGTTATGCATCCAGATAAAAATCGTGTCGGTTCTTTTTTGAATGATGTAGCCAAGCCATTCGAAAGTTCCGCTCCCGTAACCTATCCAAATATTCACATTTGCAGCCCACCACTCCATGCAAATCTGCCAAATCGCAACGCGACCATTGGGATCAATGAGAGTGTGGCGACCTAAAAGCCAGTACCCAAGAGCTAAACCAATTGGGGCTATCGTTACTAATTCGATAAGTTTACGCTTTGGATTAGTTGTTTTTATTAAGATATAAGCACACAGACATGCAGACAGCATAAAATAAGGAGTCGATGCCTTCGCTGCGACAAGTGCCGCGATTGGTAATGCTAGCGTTAAAATCAATACTAAAGAGTGAGAAAGTGTCAGTTTTGGCTTGAGTGGTATTAAACAAATCGATGGGTAAATCAGCATTATAAAACTTGCATCGACTGATTCGGAATTAAAAATACCGTAACCAATAGTTAGAATTAAAACACAGTCTATAAGTGCGATGACTTGGAATACCAAAACAGCCCATGGCAGATACTTTTTTTCCATGAAAAAGATAAGACCAACACTCATGACGATTGCTGCAAATGCTTGCCCAGCCGTCTCACCAAACGCGTGTGAGTACCCGCCGCCAAAGTGGGTTAGTGAACCCTCCATGATAATCGCGGCTGAGCCTAGACAGTACGCAACGATCGCGCCTGCGAACCATGAATATTTTTTACCGATTAGATAGCCGAATAAAAGCGCGACTAAACAAAGCCCCACCATTTGCGGTAAACGCCAATGATCCCAAACCATAAACCCCCCTAGATGTAATAATTTCGTATCTTGAGGAATTAATTAGAGCTAGTTATTTTTTAATCGTGGTCGCAGCAATCGGGATAACCAGGCGTCATATTCATTGGCGATTTTTCTGACTTTTCATTAACAAATTTAAGATTCATTTTAATCCAACTACAAAGGTCCTCGACATGATTAAAAACGTGGTGCCCTTCGTTATAGTAACGAGTGTTGCCGCCATTTGGATTATGAGAAACAACGTACCCATTTTTAACGGCTCTGATTTCTATATTGTTCATTTTAATTTTTCTCAACACGGTTATAAAAAAGTGGGGCCAGATGATTAGTCCAGCCCCCACGACGCGAACCGTATCGGAAATATTTCTACTAGTTAAGCGGTAAAGTGAAAACCTTAGAACCGCCTTGTACTTTAATCGTCATTTTTTCTGGCTCAGTTTCCGTAGCTGGCTCATGAAGAATCCATGATTCCCCAACTTGAGGAGCTTCCGGATCTGTCGTGACGAGATCCAAGCCGAGATCACCTTTGGGTCCCTGAGGTCCCATTGGCCCTTCAAGCCCTTGCTCGCCCTGAATCCCCTGTAGCCCTTGAGGTCCTTCCGGTCCTTGGTCTCCTGTATTTCCAGGAATGCCTTGTAGTCCTTCGGGTCCAGTAGCACCAACTTCACCTTGTGGACCAACTGGCCCTTGGGGTCCGACTTCTCCGCTAGGCCCAACTTCTCCAGGCAAGCCTTGCTCACCAGCGGGGCCTTGAGGCCCAACTTCTCCAGTTTCCCCCATAGGACCTTGAAGTCCCATTTCTCCCGGATCGCCTTTATCACCTTTTTCTCCTTGAGGGCCGATCTCGCCGATAGGACCTACTTCGCCTTGCACACCTTGCGGACCAACCTCACCCTGTAGTCCTTGTGCGCCCATGGGTCCAGCAACGCCTGGAGCGCCCTGTAAACCTTCCACTCCTTGAGGACCTGTAATACCAGGGTCTCCTTGAATACCTTGGACCCCTTGAGGTCCCGACTCGCCCTGAGGCCCCATGGGTCCGGCGGCCCCCATTGGTCCAACTTCGCCTTGAGGCCCCTGTGCCCCGTCCAGTCCAGATAAACCAGACTCTCCCTGATTCCCTTGTGGACCCACTTCGCCTTGAGGTCCTTGAGAACCTGGAAGACCATTAACCCCGTTAAGTCCTGGGGTTCCTGCAAGTCCCGCTTCTCCAGCGTCACCTTTATCGCCTTTGTCTCCCTTTTCACCTTGAGGACCCATTGGTCCAGCGAGACCGGCTGATCCTTGAGGTCCGGGTTCTCCTTGATCCCCTTTTCTGCCTGGGATGCCTTGCGGTCCCTGGGGTCCCTGTGGACCTTGCGGCCCTGGCGATGAGTAAACGTTGATGATTTGCTTCTTGTCGATATTGTCATTGTCGTAAGTTGTTCCCATAATTAATTCCCTCCGTGTGTTTTGTGTTGAAGATTTTATTTTGAAGCACTCTAAAATTTTTTGCAACCGACTCAAAAGCTTTTTAAAACCAAATCTATGTTTGATTTTTGTCGGGCATAAAAACTCACCCCAAAAACCTCTTCCTCAACCACTCAGCAAAATACTCATTTGTCCTGCCATTGCCAGGTTCAAGTATAAACTTCCTGCGATCTTCTAGAGCGTCACCGCTCATGAGTGCTTCGATTACTTCTTTGATTGCTTGTTCCCTAATCATGGCATTGTGTTCTATTTCAAGAATGTCTTGTTCTTCGATCATTTCTTTAATATCTCCACAATTTCTTCCAAAGCCTTCTTCGCGGCGCAAAGCGCACGCTCAGTTTTATAAGAAGACAAGGGATCAAGCGTAAGAGGTACCAAGGCTAAAGTCCTCACGAGGCGGAAACCGACGCCGAAGTAGCGGAACTCAGGCCCGAGGCTGCCACGCTGGGCCGAACGGCAGAGAAGGGCATCGCTGCGCCAACCGCCACCACGAAGGACGCGGTAAGAGCCGGAGTCTGGATAATACAAATCCTCACACCACTCCCAAACATTTCCTAGCATATCGTAAAGTCCAAACTCATTTGGTTTTTTTTGTTTTACAAAATGGGTTTTACGCTTTGAGTTTTCGTAAAACCAAGCATGATCACTTAAATTTTCAGGATCTTCCCCACATGCAAACTCCCACTCTTTTTCGGTAGGCAATCGGTAGACGTGATCTTTTTGATGGGCATTTAATTTTGCGATAAACTCTTTGCAATCATTCCATGAAACTTGCTCGACTGGCAGATTTTCGCCTTTAAAGTGGGACGGGTTTTCACCCATGACTTGCTTCCATTCTTCCTGAGTTACTTGAGCATCCATTATTTCAAACTCACCTTGTGGGTATGGTATTTTTACGAAATTCATTTCTCCCCCTCAAACTCTGCCAGGAACTCGCGAGCCGCACAACTCTGACATTGACCACCAGTCGGACACCATGTTGGACATGCCTTTTTAGTAACAATGCTCCTAATAAATCCAATTGTGAACTCAAGGGTATTTACTAATTTTTTAACAATCCCACATGTGGCATCGTCTCCGGAGTTTGCTCGATCTTTGATTTCCGAAAGTTCTTTTTTATTTAGCATTGAAGTCCTCTCCGCATTTGTGGACGTTATTTTGCGCTTTCTACCAGGGTTTTTCTTCGTTTTGCGTATACCTTAGACATAGACGCCTTCCAACATTTCCTACATGTTCTATGGTTCTCATATTTATAGGTGTTTTCTTTTGAAAACGGATGACCCCTTTTGCAATGAGTTTTAGCTGCTTCAAAATGTGTCCCTGCCTTTACTGAGTCTAAACCGTTTTGAGACCTTGTTCCGTCATAGAGATGATCTGGATTAACGCACGATGGTTTATTACATTTATGTAAAACTAGGTTTTTAGGTTCCCCTTTATGAAAAACAAAAGAGATCCTATGTGCGTATACCATTCTATCTTTATGTCTAAACATACCGTGACCGCTTGGATGGGCGAACGCCTTCCAAAACCAACATGTTTTAGTTTTTCTGACCTTACCAAAAAATCTATTTAAAAAGTTACCAACATCACGTTTATCAACGGTATAATTTGTCATGCCATTTCCCCAACCTTAAAAGTATTGGTTTCAGGGCATGGAAGTTCGATGTAGTCTTCGTTCATTCTCTCTATCCTTCCGTCCCCGCGTTTGGGCAATATCGATTAAATAGCTCGCCTAGCGTTAGCTCCTCGACTTCAATTTCTTTTTCGTTCGCGTTGACCAGAGACGACCTTAACGCTTGTCATGGATTCCAGGTTGCCTGACGTTTACCCACATATATCAAGATCGATCAGGACTGGATCTCAACCAACTTCTCCATAACCTCAGCTCCTATTTCCCATTGCTGAGAAACTTTTGTCACCGCATCAACCAGCCAATGCAATAGATTTATTCATGTTACCTATTCTCCGCATCTGTTTCTCCTTTAATCGTCACGTATTTCTAAAACTCTAGGCGGAACTGATTTTCGTTTTGGCTTATCAGTGCGTGTCTTTTTTTTATACCGAAAGAAGTCCAAACAATTTATGCACGTCACGCGTGCGGGGTCAGTAGTAAATAAAATCGTGTCATACCTCTGCGCCCCGCAAACATGTCTGTGGTGCCCTTCAACTTCAAGATGAACTTTTTTAAGCGACGGCGTAGACATGATAATGATTCTCTATATTGAGATACATTCCTGGTCACCTGTTAGATGGGAAATTCCAGGATTGGATAATTCGATGGATCTTACGCGGTAATAATAAACATTTCCGAGTTCAATGTTCCCATCTACAAAAATACCATCGCCTGTATTAAGTCTTGCGATTGTTTTGAAACCAAAATTAGTTTCGTCGCTTCTTTCAATAAAACTCACCGTATTATTTGGTAAATCCTTAATATTTAAAAGATCAACAACACAAAATATAGTTTCAAATGCTACCTCTGTTTTTAAAATATCAGCGGCATTACCTGTGGTTAATAATAATAAAATTGCAGTCAACATATAAACTCCCTAATTTTAGCGAGTAGAAAATCTTGCCATGTTAAATTCTGTTTAACTAATTTAATTGCGACTTTCTTATATAAATCAATATTCATTTTTACTTGAGCGCGCATTACCCCTGCGCGTGGGGGTTGTCCGTATAGTTTAATATTTGATTTTTTCATGACGTGCATATATCATGATTTAATGATATGTCAAACATTAAATTAAATACGACCTTGGGCCTTATCTATTTCGTAATTAGTCTCTTTTTCTGTTTCTTTCTCCTCCCAGCACCCTAAACACGCTCGACCCTCATCGCGGTCGTAGCAGTCGTTTTTGCAAGGCTCATCGGCTTTTACGCAGTCTATGCAGCCACACTCATCGCCTGAGTCTTCTTGGTTCATAAGGTTTTATTAGTCCCGGACGGCGCAATTACCGCAGATCCAAGCGTCACGCGTCCATATTTAGGCGTTGGCTTTGTCTCGTCAAGCGCCGCTATCAACGCGTCGGCGTACTCTATCGCCTTAGGAATCGCCACGCGAGCGGGGAGCATGAAAGTGGTATTTTCTTTTTCGTCGTAGCTCCCTGATAATTCTATTATTGTTTTTAAACACTCAATCGCAAAATGATCTCTCTGAGATATATTTAAACTCATAAAACTCCTTTAACGTCGTTCGTCACTGAATCCAACTACCACGCTCATAAACACAGTGAACCCTATTACGAGCGCTAAAAACTCCCACGTAAAGACTGTGTCACCAAGTGTTCTAATCGACTGCCAGAAATCAAAAACCGTGATTGGTTCGATCACTTCGTCCACTCTCCGACCCAGCAACCGAGTTCATACACTGGGAAAAACTCTGTCTGTTCTTTGTATTGACATTGTGTAGACGTAATAAACCCAGCGACAAAACAGATAGTTGAAATTAAAATGTAAATTAAAATTACTGACTCGATAACGTCGATCCATTGCATTGTTTTCCTAACCACGCTCATTTGCCCTTAGTTTCTTTTAGCCAGTGTTTGCGTCCGAGTTTCATCATGTGCCGAAAGATACTATGCTTCGCCCATGAATCGACGTTGCCAATATATTCGAGTTCGCTTTTAAAAAGCATGAGTGAAAGTTTACTTACGAGCTGAGTCACCTGCGCAACGTCTACTTCTCTTTTCCCACCCTCTTGTTTGCAAAGATCTAAAATTACCGCTTTAACATTCTTGTGTTTCATAACCCTCCCTTTTCTTTGGACACTAAAACAAGTGTACTCACTGGTCAAGTCTCGGCCCGCTTTATGCATAAGTGAAAACCATGAGGACCCTGAGTCCGCTTGGAGTCTTTAGATTATTTATAAGGCCGACTGAGCAAAGTGCATGGCAGGACTTTGCTTGGTGGTCTGAACACAAACAATCTATTTGCATCGAACGTATCCTATCGAGTCATCCCAAGTTTGTATCGAATGCGTCAGTCTCAGCATGTCGGGGTTTGTACAGCGACATCGAAAAGCTGTCGGTAATGACCACGGGTCCTCGTCTTTGTGTGTCGCTAAAACCATCCCACTAGAGTTGCAAAGATCACATTGGGTTTCTTTTACCAACGCAAGCTCTCGTCTTCTTTTCTCGTCGTAGTATTCCCCAATCTTTGCCCTACCGACTTCGAGTATTTTTGAAAGCGATGGGGGAGACATCACGTCCGCAATCACCATCTCGATTACATCGGCAAATACTTTCATGGGTAGGTGCTGAAATTTTTTCCAAAACGATTTTCTTCTTTCGTCCGGGTAGTACTTATCCCCGTAAACAAGCATTAGCCTGTTTATCTGATTATCAAACTCATAAGCATTCATGCGCTATCCTCCGCCAATATCTCGGCGATACCCCTAGTCCTTACCTTCGTTTGTTCTCCGCCGTAGGACCCCTCTAGCACTTTATCCACCGTATCAGGGCGAATCAACCAATCAAAGTTTGCTTTCCATCCCCTGTCGTTGTTGCCACTAAGAAACTTGTTCGCCTTTATCTTGTCAAATAGTTCTATCCAAAATGAATCAATGGGGTGGTCGCGCCAGCGACTACGGGCACGCTGTAAGCGTGCGGCTGAACAGCCCCTAACAGGGGCGAACTGTGGCACCATGTGTTGATTCCACAGTTTAAGCAATTGGTGAGTCTCTTTAGATTTCCTACTGACTATATTCTCTTCTTGAGATTGAGATTGAGATTGAGATTGAGATTGAGGGGTAGGCACCGCTTGGGGTTCGCTTAAGCTACGCTTAGGCACCGCTTGAACTTTATGACGCATTTGTTCTGATCTAACAATGCCGCCACGTCTACCTGCGTCTATCTTTTGTTTTAACCATCCGAAATGTTTATCCGCGCCAACACACATGATTCCGTCGCCGTCTTCTATTGCGAATCCACATTCTAGAAGCTCCTTTTTAAATGCACTTGAAAAAAACTTTTTAGGAATCATTTTGTTTTCGATCCATTGCTTTTGGCAGTATCGCCAGAATCTTACTAATGCGTGTAGTGCGCCGTCGCCCAGTAACTCTTGCAGCCGCTCAAATCGCGGGTCCGCCCATAACTCTTCCTCGATGTTTATCCGCGCCATTATCCCCCCAAGGACTTATTTATTTACGATAATTTTATTGCTTAATTGAGCCGGAATCGGCAAAACTAGAGTCAATAAAGTGTCGAAACTTTTTTATCTCTGAGATGGGCTAGACTGTAAAGTCAAATCTGTCTCAGAGATTTCCTTTTCTGACACAGTTTTTGGTTTGAATAGGCTACCTTTTGAGGGATTAAAACAAGTCAAACACGTAGCGTTGAACCTATCTAACACGTATCTAACACCAGGCTTTATTTTTGTTCCGCAATTGAAGTGCGTTCGCGAAGCTTTGAAATCATTTAGCCAGTGGGTTTTCATTCTTCATTCGCTCTTTAGCCCATTGGTGTAAAACAAAAAGTCTCTCAATAGTAAAAACAATTGCCGACTCATGCGTAATAGTTCCGCATGTGAGTTGCTTGCGTGCAGTTTCCCAGTCGTCGTTTCCGTCAAAGATTGCTTTTATCGTTTCAATTTGAAGTCTCGTTTCGTCTGAGCAAAGCCGGTTAGTCATCTCATCTCCTGTCATTCGTCACTGAACGGATGGAATACGGTGTTGCTTCTATCGCCCATATGTAAATCAGACAACCCAGTCCTTCTTACTCGATTAAAAAGATCAGTGAGCAAAAAATAAACGGCATCTGAAAACTCCGTATCCGCTATTGATTCTAAAAACTCATCACTATTTTTGGACGATAAAAGAGCTGCGTTGATTTTTTCAAAAGCTTTATCTGTCGTCATTGTGATCCCGCATGATTTTTAATATGAGGTTGAGTTTTTTTTCAAGAATGTAAACTCGCCCAAACATGAACGCCCTGAAACTATTTTCGTCAGTTGTATACAAAAGCATCGAGCATTCGAAAGAAGATTCTTGAGTTAGGTCTTTTAATAGTGATGTCATGGCATCATCGAGTAGTTTTGCGTCGGAAAAATTATCCTCTTGTTTCATTTCTTTTTCTTCTTTCGTCCTGGCAAGTTGTCCCAATCCGATAAGGCTTTTTCTCTAGTTTTACAAATCGACCCTTGAGCATCGCACGGGTCACACTGTATCCAATAAATTATTGGAGGATGTATTTCATCTGAACTCATAATTCTAACGTCGGTACTGCCGCAAAATGGGCATGGTTTAAAGAGGATTTCACTCAATTTTTTTAATCTCATTTTTTATTCTCCAATTCAGCGTAAGCTTGATCGAATTTCTTGAATGTCAAAACCGTCATAAACTCTCGCGCCTGAAACTCAGTGAGTAGCGTCGCGTTCTCAACTCCCCAGCGTTTCATGGCGTATATGCCCGCTTTGTCTCGGCCCCACTCTGATCGCGTGATTGACTGCGATAGTTCTCCTAATGTGTTACGCGTGATTGCCGAACCATTGTCAACCGGCTCAGTCTTTACTTGTGTCGCTGTTTCCGCGTTAACCGCATCAACAACCTCAGACTCATCAAGTAATCCAAGGCCACAAATACTAAGAGTCGCCCGACGCTTCGCCTTCGTTTCGGCTTTCATAAAAGCATTTGGAACATCCGAAGGGCGAAGCCCACCTATTAAAACCGCACCCGTTGATTCGTCTTTACGACCGTCTGGCATTGAAGCCTTTGCCGTTACCACATAAACCTCATCAATCTTTTCACGAGACGTGATCTCGATACTGACATTATGAATTTGACGTAATTGTTCGGCCGCCGCTTTCGTTGCGTAAAGAACAAGCTTGCCGTTGAGATTGATGTACTCGAAAGGCTTTGTGAGCGTATTGAGTCCAACCGAATCACAGACCGCTTTATAGTAGGCAAGTCGCTGCTCAGGATTCAAAGGTTGCAAGTCGCCTTGGATCAAAACCTTTTCAATATTTTCTGGTAGCACTTTCGTTGAGCTAATCGTTTGTGGCAGAGTCATTTTGTATTTCCTTCTTTTTATTAGATGACGGGTTGTTTAAGTATTTTCTAAGCGCAGTGCCGCCGACGAGTTTACATCCGGGGATTTCTTGCCCAGCCTCAAGCGCTGCTTTGATTTTTTCTTTGTCTGGCTTGTAAGTTACGATTTCCATAAGCCAGGCCGTTGGTAACTCGGTCTCGTTAATTTCTAAAGCTTTTTTTGTCGCACTGAGTTTGAAACGAGTTTCGTATCCTGATAGTTCTGTCGTCTCAAGCTTCTCCATCGCCTGTTTGATTCTAGCCTTGAGTGATTCTACAAGTGCAAGGCAGGACGAAGACACCGCAACCCTAGCGTTCGCCTGATCTTTGAGCATCTGCGCGGCCATGAGCATTTTATCGATTATATAATGATACGCGTCAACCTTGGACGCGAGTAAGATTTTCAACTCCCCAGGACTTTTCGATATATCAACCGGAATGATTGAGTTCAGCATGTTCTCAATCTCAGGAGTGATCTCCCCGCCCGTTTCAAGTAATGCGCATTCAAAGTCAGTGACTAATCTCGCGTGCGCTGCGAGTTCTAAAAGTGATGTACTACTCACGCAGCACCGTCCGGCATGTGTTCGACTGTGATTTTTACGTTCTCTTTTTCTTGTATGACGTTGAAGAAAGCCTGTAGAACCATCGGCTCTAGAAAAACCTCATTGTCTACAGCAATTCCATTTGTCGCGTAAAGCCTGTATTGAAACCCGTCGTATGAGCAGTAAAGTCCGTCGCCTAGATAATGAGCTGAATCCATAAAAACACCTTTCAAATAGACGCCCAACCGCCAATTTTCGGCGGTTCTGTAACGTACTGATGGTTGAAAATCAACGATTGAGCGGCTACCCGTAGGCCGATCAAGTTCCGAGAAGAGACCATCACGACCTAAAATTTTTAAATGAGAAAGTACGTTACGAAAGTCTTTTATCAAACGTGAGTACAAACGCAATAATTATTTTTATAAATTTGTCTCGACCCTTTTATATATTTTTAATATGGGATTCATAATCGGATTCAATGAGGGCAGACATAAACTAATTAAGTTTAGTTATGTAAACTCATTAGCAAAAGAGAAATAGTCGATACGTTATGTACTCCATCGCCGATCGTGCGACGAAAGTTCTTGTTTGCGCAAAGTGCAATAAAACAATGACGCTCTATAAGAAAAAATCAGTATTGGCTTTGAAAAATATGTTTTTTAGTTATTTTTAAACGAGAGCGGTCTCTCGACCGCCCCCGCCCATCATGGAAAAAGGCTAGATACAACGTAATAAATTTTACCACGGATATTGAATTTCAATAGAATTTTTCAGGTGCGGACGCGGCGTAAATTGGAAACTCCGCAGGCTCAGTCTCAAAGCACATGCGCGGGTTCACTTTCGCCTTAGTCATTTTACTTTGCCAGAACAGAAACGCTAAATGACAAGCCGTGTACTGACTCATGGTTTCCATCATGAGCCACATGCGAAGTCGCCCGCCTGCATCGAAAGACTTATTCGGATTATAACAAAGTGCGTCCCAAGTAACATGCGCTGCGAAAATTAGCTTAGAAGCTAAATTGATATTAATCCCAGCGCTCGCCTTCAAGTACGGCATGAGCCAAGGGAAGCGATAAAGATTATAGCGTTGGTCTCCAATTAAAAATTCCTTAAGCGCTATGTGTTTATTCAAGTAATCATGAATCCCTGTGTCTGCCTTTTGATTATTGTAGACCCCGTCATGCTCGAGCAAATACACCACGATCTCTTTCGCGAGGCTTCGAGATAGGTAAGCGATGCCCATGAGTTCATCATGTGAGGTGGACCCGCCGCCGCCGTCTGGCCAACGGTTAAAAAGCCCAGGCTCGATTCGACATTTGTCAGCGAAGTTTTTGAATTTAGCCAAGAGAGATTTCTCATCACCGTAATCAAGGTCATTCAGGTGCATGAGCTTCATTGCGTATGCGCCGTATATGCTCGGATTATTTAATCCCGGGCATAGTGGGAGGTCGTATTGTGGGTGCCAAGCGCTGCTTTTTTTCCATTCGTTTAATATATTCACGCTGTTCTTTTTCTCAACCCTCTTTGAAAGAGAGCCTGACATTTTCTACAAATACGACCAGGTCTCCCATTCCAAGAAACACGTCTGTATGTGTTCTTTTCATCAAAAATATGGCCACGCTTACAATGAGTTTTTTTTGCATTTAAAGCGGTCGCGCTTTTGCTTCTAATATTGTTTTCTTGTGGAGTTACGGCTTCTAAATGATTTGGATTTACGCAGCTAGTATTTTTACACAAGTGATCTATTTCAAATCCCACAGGTATTTGTCCGATACAGTGCTCGTAGACCACGCGATGTCCGACGAGCGTTTTACCTTTGTAGGTGTATGTGCCGTAGCCAGTTTTGGTTTTATTGCCGGTCCATTCCCAGCATGTATGAAAAGGGATCCGTGCGATTCTTTCTTCGATACAGCGTCCGTTTCCTTGATAAAGTTCTGTCATGTTTCCACCCTTGCAGGTCATCGTCGCTGCTTTATTAATTAAATAGGTGTTTAGAGTTATCGTACAGTAATTTTTTGTAAGAGCCTGTAGACACAAGTCAGTGTCCTCATTGTATCTTCCACGCCACCGAAACGGGAGATCGTTACGAATTAAAAGACAAGAATAGACTTTATGATTTAGATAGAAAGGTTTCAGGGTGTGATTCGCTGGAATTGTAAATCTGTAATTTAACCCACCAATTGCAACATTCTCAAAACGATCTAAAAAAATCTCAGCTTTTTCGAAAGCAGTTAGAGCATTACAGCGAACACGTTTTCCGTTTTTCCAGGTGACGATTCCATTTATGTTATCGTCTAGAATCCAATGTTTAGTCCCACCCTCTTTAATCGCATGTTCCCATACGAAGTTTCTCGCTGGGATTCCACCTAGTCCAAGATTACTAAACGGTGTCACGACTATTTCAGCGTCAGGGAATCTTTGTTTGTACTGCACGTATTCTTGAGGCTCAACCACGAGTCGAAAGTTAACGCCGTCTTTTAATAAAAACTTAGCTGTATGATTCGATAAATCAAATCGACCTTTCGAGATCACATAGATCGGATGCTTATTCATTTTCGAGATCAGGCCACCTGGCCGATAGGAGTTTACCGTCTTGAAATTTCTTATGGTTTTTTATATGTAGACAGTTTAAAAGATCCAATGAGGCTGACTCGTTGTTCGTAATAATTACGACCTTGCATTGCTCGGACGGTTTTTCAAACTCGTCTTTGTACAACTCGCTCTCAATAAATTTATCCATTGGTTCTATTAGAAAGTTTTTTAAACCCAGTGTTTCTATATCTATGGGTCCAATCTCAGCCAAATCAGAATTGATCCCGGCTAAGTCTAACTCCGACCACGAAGCTATCGCGTTATCGGCCTGCACGTCCGCGTACTCTTGATCAGAGTTTGCGTAGTCCTGAAAGTCTACAGGCATTTGAATCCAGCCGTTTAACTTCGCAGCTTCTATGCGACCGTGACCTGAGGTGACAAAGCCTGACTGATTTGAAACTTTCACTGGGTAACGAATGCCCTGGTATTTCAAAATTTTGGCGAGTCGTTCAATCTGATCCTTCGGGTGCTTGTTTCTATTTTTTGGGTGGGCAATTAATTCCGAGATAGGAACTAATCGTGTGTGCGAGCATCTGACTACAAAATCCACGTCAAGATTATCCACGTCTAAACTTTCTTCTAGTGGTTTTTATTCGTTTATTGTTTCGCGTAGCCATTAGCTTTCTGCTCGATCGCTTTTGTTTCTTTGTTGTCATATGGTAAACTCTAACCATGCCGCACAAATCAGAGAAAGTTATTTTTGACGATAAGGATTTAATAATCCTCGAAACCCTATCCGGTTATCGCATCCCTATGGATAAGATTGCAGCACACCTTGAGATTTCAGAAGACACACTTGAGAGAGTAGTTAAGCGGGATGACGCAGCACATGCGGCCATGATGCGGGGCCGCGCAAAAGCTTCGATTATGGCGTGTGAAACTCTTTTTAAATTGGCTACGGATAAGAAGAATCCAAATCTCGGGGCTCTAAAGTTTTGGCTACAGGTTCATGAGGGATACACTATCAAGCAGCAAATCGAACACTCAGGCGAAATCAAAACGAGAAACATCACTGAGCTGTCAAAGAATCCGAAAGCACTTGAGTTAGCTAGGCAACTAGCGGAAGAATTAAGCGACGATGGGGACCAGGGACAAGAATGAGTTTGGCGATGCGTGGAAGAGTTTTCCACACACACTCGCATCCAAACTCGCACGCGGTAAGTGGAAGAAATACCCGCACCTAAAATACATTTCGAATCTAGTCTTTGATGCAGTGACTAAAGGTGGCGGTCGTCTAATTATTAACGCGCCACCTAGACACGGTAAGTCAGAGTTTATTTCTCACTGGGTTCCTGTTTGGTTCTTAGAAAACTTTCCTGAGAACAATGTAATTCTTACATCCTACGAAGCTGAGGCCGCAGCTCAGTGGGGGCGTAAGGTACGAAATGAGTTCGAGACTCAGGAGTTGCTCACTACGAAGCTTAGGGATGACTCAACGGCTGCTAATAGATTTAACACGCATAAGGGCGGCGGCATGATGACCGCTGGAGTGGGCGGCCCGTTAACTGGACGCGGTGCGCAATTAATAGTAATCGATGACCCAGTTAAGAACTTAAAAGAATCTTTGTCTGCAACCAAACGCGCAGAGGCCCGTGAATGGTTTAATTGGGTCTTGTATAGCCGCGCTGAACCAGGCGCGACAATCGTTCTACTTATGACCAGATGGAACCACGACGACCTAGCCGGGTATCTACTCAAAGACCACACAGACAAGTGGACGCATGTAAACCTACCCGCACTTGCCGAAGCGAATGACTTACTTGGTAGGCAGATAGGCGAACCCCTATGCCCTGAGCGCTACGACCTAGCCGCGCTCGATGCGATCAAGAGAGCCTCAGGCTCGCGCGCGTGGGTATCGCTCTATCAGCAACGCCCAACACCAGACTCAGGCGCACTCGTGAATCGGTCGCATTTTAAATTCTGGAAAGAACTACCCGACCGCTTCGACAAGACGCTTCAAAGCTGGGATATGACTTTTAAAGAGACCGCCGATGGCTCATTCATTGTTGGACAAGCGTGGGGCAAAAAAGGCGCAGACAAATATCTAATCGATCAAATAAGATTTCGCGGTGAGTTCACGTCGGCAATACAAGCCGTCAAAACTTTCAGCGCAAAACACCCAAAGATTCTAACAAAACTCATAGAGGACAAAGCGAATGGACCTGCGATTATTTCCGCACTTAAAAAAGAGATTCCTGGAATTATTCCGGTCGGGGTTTCGGGTAGCAAACTCGCAAGGTTTCAAGCCGTCTCTCCGAGCTTCGAAGCGGGTAACGTCTATTTACCTGATCCGTCAAACGCGACATGGGTCCATGATTATATTGAAGAAGCCGTATCGTTTCCGTCCGGTGCGCACGACGATCAGGTCGATGCAACCTCCCAAGCTCTCGAACATTTTCTAGAAGTACGCGGCACCTTCACAGAAAACATGGTTACACGTAATATGAAAGACGTAGTCATTCCAATCAAAGGGGAAAATCCGTGGTAAAGATTCCAAATAGTAGCGGCATCCGTTTACTCTCGGACGAAAATCCAGTTGAGGATGTAAAGACCGAAAGGATTTTTCTACATACGACTCCCGTCGGTTCCCCAGGTACTAAAATTTACGCAGGCTACACGCAAGAGGAGTATCTAAACTCCCTTCAAGGAAGAATCAGGGCCGACAAGTTTGATCAAATGCGCCGATCTGACTCTCAAGTCATCATGCTACTTAGTGCGGTTAAGAATCCAATCAAGTCGGCAAACTGGGAGATTGAGTCCGCCGATGATTCAGAGGAAGCTAAAAAAGAAGCGGCACTTATTCGTCATATCTTATTTGATGATCTTGATCAGACGTGGCAAGAGTTCATCGGGGAAGCTTTAAGCTTCGTTGAGTTCGGTCATTCCGTGTTTGAGCGCACGCATAAGGTTGTTCTTAACCATCCTGATTTCGGAAACTATAACGGCATTCAATCCCTCTCGTTTCGATCACAGAGAACAATTGAAAGATGGCACGTCGAACCACTAACCGGAAAACTAAGATACATAAGTCAGTACGCATATGGGGATTTACAAAGGTTAGTTGATATTCCATCTGAGTTTCTCGTAATATTTAACGTGAACAAAGAGGGAGCGAATCACGAGGGCATATCCATGATTCGTCCGTGTTATGGAAACTGGTTTCGAAAGAACGAGTATCTAAAATTTAACGCTGTCGGTATTGAAAAGTTCGCAATTCCTACACCACTCATCGAAGTACCAGACGGCTTGCAAGGGTCCGAAGCATTCGCGTATATGACCGCAGCCATGGAGCACTATTGCACGCATCAATCACAATATTTAACTTACCCAGCGGGTTGGAAGATTGATCTTCATTCGAATACATACGACCCACAAAAGGTCGAGGTCTCAATCGACAATGAAGATAAGCGAATGACGGTCGCGTTTCTTGCCAACTTTTTAAACCTAGGTATGGGCGGTGGTAGTGGGTCATACGCACTTTCTAATGACCTCAGTGATTTTTTTCTTAGTGGTATTGAGCATATCGCCAATATCATCACTGCTAAAATGAACAGGGAAGTTATCCCAGATTTAGTTAAACTTAACTTCGGATCCAAATCTAAATATCCAAAACTTAAAGTATCTGGAATCTCAGACAAAGCAGGCAAAGAACTTGCCGACACATTGAAACAGTTATCAGATGGGCAATACATAACCCCAGACGATAAACTCGAAGTGCATTTGAGAAAGCGTCTTGGCATAACTGAAATGTCAAACGAAGGGCAACGCAAACCCCAAGTACCGCAACAATCATTTGGGTTTCAAGAGGACAGTCCGTTAAGAAAACGAATCAGAACTTCCGAGAAACTACGTCGTGGCAAAATCAAACGGGATTAAAGTTAAGAATCACATTAAAGAAGCCGGTGCATCTCTAAAAGATTTAATGCAAGAGCATCTGACAATTATTTCTGAGGACATGATTGATCAGGTTAGAATTAATTTAAACAAAGCAACTCCCGCCCAGCGCGTGAACGCTTACAACGGGGTAACTCCCACGGGTGCGCAGGCGTACCAGAGCGAATTACTCACTGCGCTATCGATTATTTCATTTGATGCGATTGATCAGGCGAGACGCGAGGTTCCGAAAGCAAAGAAGGTAAAGCTTTCTGATCTAAAAAAGTACGGAGAAATTCCCGAAGAGTCGATCAACCTATCTGAGTTTGATTTACTACCGCCGGGTGTTCAGAGAGCGCTTAAAAATCAAGCAAGGTTTCTTGTCGGAACACAACTTGCGGATCTAGAAAAGAATCTATTCTTTCAATTCAGTAACTCATACGACTCGACGGATTCGATAGACACGATTCTTGACGACCTCGCTGGGCAAGCGGACGACTACATGGAAGGCGTCGCTATAGAATCTGGTGCTGTTTCGGTCGCCGGTAAAACAATAAACGATGCTAGAAATGCATTCTTTTTTGACGATGATGTACTTGAAGAACTAGACGGCTTCGAGTTTTGGAACGGTGACCCAGTAACGGACATTTGCAATGACCTTTATGATAATTTCGGACCTGGAAAATACCTAATCGCCAAAGATGATCCAAACTTATTTAGACTCACCCCGCCACTACATTGGCGATGTAAGAGCACAATACTACCAGTTCTAAAGGGCAAAGCCGGTGACAGAGAAACTAAACCATTTGCTCCGTCTGAGTCCAGTCTCGAGGATCAGATTCAATTCTCTGAGTGCCATCACTATCTCAATCATAAACTAAAATAAACTCGACTCCTTGACCGAAAATTCAGCGCCGCCCAAAATGAGTTCATGCAGCAAACGTTTCGCGCACCATCTATTTCGCTTGGGGAGTTCTCGGCTATCCCTAATCACGAAATTAAAGACACCGTCCAGGTGCTTCGTGCGGGTACGTTCAATCATCCTGAATACGGGCAGTTCGAAATAAAAGCCTCAGACATTGAGACGATGATTAAAAACTTTTCAGATAAAGTAAGAGGCGTCGATCTCGCAATCGATTACTCCCACGAAGCGGACAAAGAAGCCGCCGGATGGATTCAAGATTTATATTTACAAGAGGGACAAGACGGCAAAGCTGAATTATGGGCGCGTGTTAAGTGGACCCAGACAGGCAAAGATTCGCTTGTCGATAGAAAGTATCGCTATTTAAGCGCAGATTTCGCGTTCTCATACAAGAACAATGAAACATCTCAAGAGTTTGGACCGACATTATTCGGTGCAGGGCTAACAAATCGTCCGGTTATTAAGAACATGTCTCCGGTGATTGAACTAGCAGAATACACAAAACCAAAAGGAGCTGATCAAATGGATGAGTTACAAAAACTAAAAGCAGAGAACGAAATGCTTAAGGCTGAAATCGAAAAGCTTAAGTCAGGTTCGAAGCCTGAGGTTGACGTTGAAATGGAAGACCTCAAGAAAAAATTAGGCGCTTATGAAGCTGAAAAACAAGCTTCCGATGCAGCAAAGCTTGCCGCTGAAACCAAGCTCGCAGAAATGGTTAAGACCGATGAGTTCAATAAACTCATGACCGAAGGCAAAGCTTGCGAAGCTCAAAGAAAATTTTATCTGTCAGGAGACGCGGTTGAGTTTGCGAAAGCAGCACAGCCTTTGAAACTCGATACAGTCGGCGGCAAGGTTGAAACACCAGCCGAAGATAAATCGAATCCTGAAGCAAAGATCCTCAGCGAAGCCAATGCACTTATTAAAACTAACGCAAAGCTCACGCTTGGGGAAGCAATCAGCAAAGTCATGAAAGACAAACCTGAGCTTGCGAAACTTTACCGTTCCAAAATGAAAGGGGAATAACAATGGCTTCAAGTTCTGAACCAAGAGTTTTAACATTTTTAGCCGATGCAGCGATTGCAAAAGGTAAGGCCGTGAAAATCGGTACAGACCGAAAGCATGTCGCCGTAGGAGCTGCAAACACTGATCGATGCGTAGGGATTCTGCAAAACGCAGTTACCGCCGCAGATGATTCTTGTGAGGTAGCTATCCAAGGCGGGGGCGCGAAAGCGCTTCTTGGTGAGACTGTCTCGGCTGGGGATGATCTTTGTTCTCATACCGATGGATCACTAGTGAAAGTAAACGCAGAGGGCGATCAAATCCTTTGCCGTGCGCTTGAGGGCGGAGCGGCTTCTGATTTAATCGGCGTAGAAGTCTACTACGCAACCGCTCACGCAGCACAATAATTTTAAATAAGGAGAATTTAAAATGTCGCAAATGAAGGCAATTCAAGATGTACTGTTAAGCGGAGTAAGCAACGGTTTATTTTTGAAAGGGTATATTTCAGAAAAATTATTCCCAATCATTAAATCCGCTCAATCAACGGGCAAGTTAGGGGCTTACGGAACCGCTCACCTTCGCATTGAGAACACCGTAAAAGGTGGACGTGGTGCGTATCGAAGGGTTGAGTCTTCGACTACTTCCACAAGCTCGTATGCAATCGAAGGCCACGGACTTGAGGGAATGGTCACGAAAGAAGACTATAAAAATAAAGTAGACCCTTTCGATGCAGAACAAGACGAAACTATCGGGCTGCAAAGCTTGATTTGGTTAGGCAAAGAGAAAGCCCTTGCCGATGCTTTAACTAGCACGTCTATCATGACTCAAAACGTAACGCTTTCCGGCACAAGCCAATTCAGCGATTACAACAACTCGGACCCAGTCGCTAGATTCGCAACCGCACGATCAGTTATTCGCGCAGCTTGCGGTGTAGCTCCAAACGTAGCAGCTCTTGATTGGGCTGTTTGGAACAAGTTGAGATTCCATCCTCAAATGTTAGACGCTCTCGGTTTCAAATACGACCGACCAGGCGGATTACTTGAGAGTGAGATGGCGTCCGTTCTCGGTGTTCAGCGTGTTGAGATCGCGGATGTTGTTTATGAGAGTGCAGTTGAAGGTCAAACTTCCGCTCTACTCCCAGTATGGGGCAAACACATTGTTTTCGCAGTTCTCCCAGACAGCGCACAAAAGCGCCAAGTAAGTCTTGGTTACGAAGTGCGATACGATGGAGAAGCACCACGCAAGGTTTATAAGTGGGCATTAAACAACCCACCTGATAGTACTGCGATTCTCTGTGAGGACAATTACGATCAATTAGTATCAAGCGTAGCCGCTGGTTACTTGATCAAAGATTGTATCGCTTAATAAAAAAGCTTCCTTTGGTTTCAAAGAGGGCTTACAAATGTTTAATAGACAAATGTAGGCCCTCAAAACTAGGGGAAAGGGGAAAAAATGAAATTGAATAAAACTTTAATCATTGTTCTTGGACTCACAAGCGGGGTTGCACTCGCTGCGATTCGTCCTTATTACCAAGATATTAAGCTTCCAACTCAAGGCATGATCGAAGTTCAGGCGGTAGACGATCTCGCCGCAGCTTCGCTTAGTGACATTTTAAGTGCAAACGCTGGACAGACTACGACCGTTACCGCAGTAACGGTTACTAGTTTTTTAGCTCAGCCGGACGTACCAAGAAGCTTAAGAGTGACTCCAGGCGGGACGACTTCAAACGTCGCAGCTTGTACGATCGTTGTTAGTGGTACAAACTATTTCGACGCATCAATGTCTGAGAACTTTACTTTTACAAATAACCAATCTCAAACAGTTGAAGGAAGCAAAGCTTTCAAAACTATTTCTAGTGTTGTTTTCCCAGTAGACTGCGAGGACGTAGTGGCAGGAGCGACATGGTCAATCGGATCTGGACATAAGATCGGTCTGAAACGATGTATTACTAATCCTGGTCACGTTTTATATACGACTGCGGTTCAGCTTTTCGAATCAACAAGAGCAACGGTTGCAGCAAGTACGACTGCGGTTGAGAGTAATACTGCGGACTTTGATGGATCGATGAACGGAGCTAATGACTTCGAAATCTTCTTTATTCAAAACTTCCAGTGTTTACCATAAGGGGACGACATGAAAGTAACAGCATTAACTGATCTTTTGCACGACGGTAAGGAATATAAAAAAGGCGACTCTTTCGACGTTGACCCAAAGAAAATGTCTAAAGACGAACTTGAAAAAGAGTATTCTCAGCTAGACTCTCTCTTAAAAAAGGGAGTCGTTAAGAAACTTGAATCGGAAGCTGCGCAAAAATTAGAGCCAGTCTCCGAATAGGGGGCTAGATGGCCTATAGCGTTTACACGGATGTGGCTAGCGAGTTCAAGGGGATCTCGTTCTCTGCATCGTCATCTGTAACTGATACCGAAGTCACTTCTTTTATCGCTCAGGCAGACGCTCTAATCGATAGCTATATAAGTAATCGTTATTCGACTCCAGTTACCGCAGCGGCGGGGGCTATTTCTCTTTTACAATGGATATCTATTCAAATCGTAAGAGAGCGTATTGTTAAAATACTCGCAGTTAAGACGGGAGTAGAAGCACCGGACCAATTGGAGCCAGAAAAACCAATGTGGCAAACGATGCTTGAGAACATATCTAAAGGTGTACTCGATCTCGCTGGGGCAACCCTAATATCCTCAGGTGACGGCGTTAAAATGTATAACTACGATAACGATATCGAACCTACATTTGACGTGACAACGAATCAATGGTGACGCATGGCGGATGATGAATTTAGTTATGTGGTTGATCCTGGGAAGAAGTTCTCAGCCGCTCTTAAAGATGCTCAAGAAAAGTCAGTTGATCTCACTGTACCGTTACAGCTCATCGCTAGACAGTGGTTCAAAAGCAATAGAGCAATTTTTGCATTAAAAGGGAAGGGTAAATACGCAGACCTGTCACCAAAATATAAGCTACTCAAGAGACGCATCATAGGTTCCGAGTATCCAATCCTTGAGTTTTCAGGGGCTCTTAAAGAATCAATTACAAACCCGAAAGATTCGCACGCCATTTCTTTGGTGATAAATAAGACTGGCATCGTTCTTGGGACGAGTATTCCTTATGCGCCTCACCTGCATTTCGGAACCAATAGACCAATGCCAGCTCGCCCAGTAGTCATGATAGGGGCCGAACAGACTGGACCAGATGAGTTTAACGAACGCGAATCGCTTTGGATTCTTGAGATTGAAAAGCACATAGCTGAGTCCACAAAACAGATAGGCGAAACTAAGTAATGGCAAAATACGACATTGAATCTTTCTTAGCCGACATAGAAACACTACTTAAAGCTCACTTAAACACGGCAATTTCTGCATTAAACACTGAGAAAAATGACTCAATAACCCTAGCCTCTGTCGATTCTGCGGCTTACTTTCTTCAAAGTCTCAATGGTCCTGTCGCCAATTTTGACCCATATATTCTTTACGGAGTGACTGACATTAAGAGCGCTTCGGCTGAATCAGCGAGTGTTAGCGATCTGACGGTGCAAGTCATAATCGTCCAATCTGATAACGGTCAGGATGAAAATATTTCCAAGCGCATGTATCGCTACGGGAGAGTTTTGCAAGAAACTTTCGAAGACCACTTCCAGGAAAATTCCTTGTCCATTAAGATGAAAATACAAAGTTTGGTTCCGATTTCGTATGAGCAATTAAACTCTAGCTTTAGGTCTAGAGCGGTTGGAGTAAGTATCCAGGCGTTCTTACCGAGCTAAAAAGAAAGGACTCTTTATGGCTCTCAGCGCTCCAAGAATAGTTTATGGGATTCACTCGTTCACTCCCTACAGCCGATCGACTGGCTTGTATTATGGGGTTTTAAAAGTTTTAGAAGGGTCTTCGCTTAGCCTTGAAGGATCTGTCGTCGATCTTATGGGCGGTTCAAGCAAATACCCATGGGCATCTGAGGAGTCCACGATTAGTTCAGAGTGTTCACTTAAAGTTGATCAATTTGAAGATTTCATGATTGAGCTTTTCTTAGGTAAAGCACCTACGGCAAACTCGGCTGAGACGACTGGTAGCACTACTACACTTACCAACGTGTACGGAACAAGCGCTAAGAGTGCAACGATCGGTATCGCATCTGTTAGTGCTCTCTCTGCATCTGAAAGCGATATGAAGTTTGGTCAATACATCGTTAAAGTCGTATCAGCGACGACGGTGGACGTTTATTTCAGCTCTGATTTAGATTTGGGTCGTGGAACTAATGGCACTTATCAAAACGATGCTCTAAAAATAACAGCAACGGCGCTCACCATAGCTTCGGGAGCCCCTGTAACAGTTCCTAACTTCGGGATTAAACTAACTGGTGGGTCCGGTACTATCGGCATGACTACTGGTGACACTGCAAGCTTTAGCGTTAGACCTCCTAACACAAAGTCAATGGACGTAAGTATCGGCGGATTATCGGATGCTACGTTCCCTGAGTTCGGCGCAATTATCATGGCTCAAAAGCGTGGTAATGGCGAGATGTTCGAACTTACAGCATACAAATGTAAGGGTGTCGGAATGCCATTCCCGTTCGAAATGGGGGCGTTCTCTAAGACTGAGATTAAAGTAAAATGCCTTTACGACTCAGCGGTTGATGCCGTGTTCAGCGCACGACATATCACCCCTTCAGTCGTTTAATTTTAGGGCTGATTCCTAGAACGTGTTTCGCGTACTTTGGGAGACAGCAACCTAGTACGAAATTACTTATCGTCAATCTATTAGCCTTAGCGTAGGTCTTAAATAGATTTAATTCGTATTCTGAGAGTCTGACATTTAATCGGTTTGATTTCTTTGGTGACATATTCATGTGATCACAAAACTTATCTGTAATAAGTCATAATTGTCAATGTAGAATGAATCTATGGAAAAGATTAAATTAGAGGATTTGGTACCAACTAGTGGGAAATTCTTTCTAAAAACCATGAATAAAGAATACACGCTACGCCCCGTCAATCTGCAAGACGAATTATGGATGAATAAAGAACTAAAGGTCGTCACGTTTGATGATGTTCTAGGTGATCTAGAAAAGCTTACGCGTCTTGTCTTTCGTCTTATGGATGATGAGCATAAAAAAGATTTCTTAGTTAAAGAAGTTCAGTTCGTAAATGAGGACGGCGAAAGCGTCACCGGAAAGATCGGCGGGTATAAACTTCTAGCCTGCACGATTTGTGGAGTCGAAGAAAAGAACGCAGTCGTTACGGCTGCTCTAAACTGCTTAGGCTTTAGTGAGGAGCTTCTTAAGAAATTAGAAGACGAGCAAAAAAAAAAGCTGGACCTCGCGCTAAGTTTGAAGAACCAGACTGGGCGGAAATCTTCGACACGCTCGGTGCTGAATATGGCTGGACCTCCGAAGAATGCTTTAAACTAACTAGGCGTGAACTTAATTGGAGACTGAGATGCATAACAAGACGCAGGAACCAACAAAGTCAATTCGAGGCGAAGCTGCATAATATGGAGTTACAAATCCCTTTAGAGCAGCAAGAATCGCCTAAGCTTACTCTCACCGATAAACAAAAAGCGGATATGGATAAGCAGCTCATCGCTAGACAAGAAGAGATTAAACGAAATATCGCAACGCACGGGCATGTGGTTAAAACTTAATGGCTGAACTAGTAATCAAAATTAATGGCGATATCAAAAATCTTAAAGATGCTTTTGATAAAGTCGAAAAGCAAACCGAGAGTTTAACAGAAAGTTTAGACAGTCTTGGTAAAAAAAGTGCGATTGGATTCGCCGCTCTCTCCGCTGCTATTGGGTACTCAGTGCATAAGTTCGGGGAAGCCGAAGCATCTAGCAATAAGTTAAATCTAGCGCTACAAAATCAGGGAATATTTTCAAAAAACCTAGTGGGCGTTTACGGACAATACGCAGAGAGTATTTCTAGAGTCACCGGATTACAAGACGATGAATTGACAGGCGCTCAAGCAACTCTACAAAGTCTAATCGGACAGACCGAGATAACGCAAGAGTTGACTCTCGCAATGGCTGATCTCTCGACTAAAACAGGTAGCCTTGAATCGGCTGCTAGCATTTTAGGTCGTGGTATCGAAGGTAATACGAGGGGATTTAAGCAATTCGGAATCACCATTGACGAGAATCTTTCTAAACAAGAACGAATGAAACAGATTCTTGAGCAGGTAAATTTAAAAGTAGGCGGCCAAGCGGAGCTAGCAAATAAAGGCGTTGGATCTTTCAAGGGTTTAAGCACCGCTGTATCAAAATTAGTCGAGGACTTTGGAGCTGAGTTCGCGCCTATAGTTGTTAAAGCTACAAAACATCTAACAGATTTCTTTTATGAGGTTAGTGAGCATAAAGACTTAGTTAGATTAGCCGCTGTTTTAATTGGTGCTGCAACCGCTTTCACTGGAATAACCACTGCCCTTGTGGCGGCATCTAAAGCATTTTTAATAGCAAGATCAGCTTTCGCCGCTTTCTCAATAGTCGCTGGAGCCGCAGCGAGTCCAATACTCTTAGTCGCGGGAGCACTAGTAGCTGTTAGCGGTGCTATTGCCTATTTCACATTAAAAGGAAACGAAGCTGGTTCATCTTTAAATGCGCTAGACCTAGAAATAAAAAACACTAGGGAATCGATTTCAAAACTAGAATTACAATTATCTAAACCAAATCCATTAGCGGCGTTCTTTTCTACTGACGAAATAAAACAAAAGTTAGCGGACGCACAATCTCATTTATCAGACTTAGAGGAGCGCGCTAGAAGGCTAAGCGCCGCAGAGGGTACAGAAAAACAACAACAAGACCCAGATAAAAAAGCCGCAGCCGACAAAGAGGCCACAGAGAAAGCCGCATCTGAGCAAAGAAGACTTGACGTTATAAAAGCTAACAATCAACTCATTATACTAGAGGAGTCCGGAGCATCTGAGGAGGTTCTGATTCTAAAAAAACAAGAGTCAGAAATTTTATCACAAATTGAGGACGACAAAAACGCCGCTATCAGAGAAAAACTTTCCGCTCATTTGGAAGAAACAAGAGCAGAAATTGAAATCGCACAGGCGACAGAACTAGAACAGGCGATGATTTTTAATAATGAAATACTCTTAAACAACGAAGAGTTTCAAATGCTCTCTGCGGAGCAAAAGAGAATGTTTTTAGAACAAAACCAGCAAGCTTTACAGGCTCAGCAAATGACCGAATCTCAGGCGCAGATTCAAGCTGCTAAAATACGTGCGCAGGAACAAACAAAAGCAAATAATCAGTATCTAATGGATCAACAAAAATTTGGAGCCGCTTACGCAGCCATTAATCAGGCCATGCATAGCGCTGTATTTCAGGGATCAAAGCAAGCCTTTGGTGAGCTTGCGCAGCTAACACAGTCATCAAACGCCACACTTAAAGGAATTGGCAAAGTCGCAGCCCTTGCAAATATCGTTATTAAGACCGCTGAATCTGCAATGAACATCTTCAATGGTTTCTCAACTATTCCAATTATTGGAGTTCCACTTGGCATCGCAGGGGCCGCCGCCGCAGTCGCATTTGGTGCCGAACAATATTCTAAGGTCAATCAAGCCGCAGACGGCGGACTTTTACAGGGCGGAATTAGAGGCATAGATTCAATCCCGGTACTTGCTCAGCAAGGGGAATTAATTTCTCCTGCACAAAACTTTGAAGAGGTTATCGGGTCCGTGAGAGCAGCTAGGGAAGCGGAAAATAGGGGGCTTACTCTAGGTGACACCATGAGCGGTGGCGGCGGTAGCAATGTAAACGTGAGTATCGGATTCGATGGGAAAGAAGCCTCACAGGTTCTCACTGCAAGACAGATAGAAGATGAATCTTTAGGCATAAGTCAGAGGGGATAATGGCAATCTCAGGGGGCATAAAATTCTTTGATAAGTCACGGTGTCTTTTAAAAGACGGGGCGTCAATAACGGCCAGTTCAGGAGTAGCATCCGAAGACTACGCTATCGATCAGAACGTTGAAACATTTTGGCGCTCATCTGGCTCAAACGATTCTACTGCCGAAACACTAACAGTCGTTTTTGATAGCCGAGAGATATCTAGGATTCTTATTTTGAATCATAATTTTAAAAACTTTAATATCAAGTATGATGTATCTGGTGTTTGGACTGCTTTTTCGAGTGTCGTCGGAATTAATGGATCTCTTAGTGGAATTACTGAGACAACTTTTGCAGATAATTCATCGTATTACGAGTTTACTCCAGTAACGACTACGCAGATTCAAATCACGATCAATACTACTCAGGTAGTGAATGCAGAAAAATATATTTCACAAATTATAGTTACAAGCGAAATAGGGACACTACAGGGATACCCGATAGTCGGCTCAGTCGATATGGGTAGAAATTTAAGATCAGTAAAAACTTTGAGTGGGTTTTTTTCTATTCAAAAATCTTTAGAAGTCCCTTCGTTTGATTTAAATTTCAAAGAATATCCAGCATCAAGTACTTACAACGTGGACTTTGACGTTGTGATGAGTCTTCATGATCGAGAGGATGCTTTCTTAGTTTGGCTCTGTGGTGGGCGTCGTGGGTCAACTTATTTTAAATACACTTTAAGAGGATGGCGATTACAGGATGTTTTTCAAATGCAGGTCTCAAAACCACTAAAGCTTTCTTATAGCGACAATGTTTATAAGGCCCCTATCTCAACTAAACTAGAACTAGAAGCGGTCATATGAGTACGCAGTATAAAGTATTTATAACCCCTTTAGAAAGTCGTTCGGTATACGGGACCGAAATAGAAATCACAGACCACGTTATAGACGGCGGAGTATCCGCTATTCGTAGGGGGATTGACTCTACTGACTACGGATTCGGTGCATTTTTCTTCGACGACATTCAAATAAAGTGCCTGAATTTACAGGGCGTACTAAATGATGAGTCCGACGTTAGGTCAATATTTAAATACTCAAGGGACGTAGCTAAAGTCAGAGTTGTATACAGTGATTCAAATGGCGACACGATTACATTTCGCGGACTTATTAACGAAGAAGCCACAAAGCTAGACGCCACAAAAGACGAAATAACCTTTAGGATTCTTTCTAGAGATTCGGTTCTGAGAAACACGCAAGTCTCAGGCGGTAGTATCTCGGCTGGAAACACTGTATCTCAAGCAATAATCGCAATTTTAAATCAATCAAACATCACTGCGGTTTTGAATTTTGATCCATTAAATATTAATCCTGATCTAAATTTCATTATTGACGACGGGTCAGCGCTTGAAAATAAGTCTGTAAAAGAGGCTCTTAACTCTCTTTTACTAACTTCAAACTCAACTATTTTAATAGACGAAGACGATAATATAATTGTGAGAAATCGTGATCACAATGAAGACAGAGACATTATAAATCTTTACGGGCCTTACGATATCCATAGAAGGCAGAATATTATCGATATAAAAAATTACAATACAGGTAAGCAAAGAATGTTTACCGCCGTAAAAGTAAACGACTCTGAGGAGACTAATTCAGGATATCAAACTCAGTTTGGTTACAGACAAAAGACCATACAAGCGGATTACATAACGACCGAGAGCACTGAGCGAGATATCGGAGCAAACTTAGTCGAGCAATTTAAGACACCAAAGATCGAGCTTGAGGTTGTGGTTCCAACACATGTGATTAGGGATGCTCAAATATTCGACGTTGTATCTATCAATCACCCGTTAAGATTAGAGCCAATTCCAGATACGTTTTTTCCAATCGTAGGGCAAGCCGAAATAGGCGACGCTATGACGCCGCTTCCTTATTCTTTCGGGTCCGTGTCAATAGTCGATACTATGGGATTTAAAATTATAGAAATAAAAGAAGACGTTAAAAACTTCAACACCACTCTTAAGCTTAGACAAATAGGAACAGAGTTCGGTGACGGTTACTTTACTTCTAGCACTTGCGGGATTATTGGATTCGCAGTGATAGAAACTTCAACAATTTGTTTAGAGGGCGACCCAGCTGACGCTTTCAACCCGAGTGTTTTGGGCGCTGCGGTTATTGGATATACGGAGGTTGCATGAGTAATATTTTAAATAACTCAATTTGGCTTGAGCATCCTAAATACCCTGGCTATAGATTTAGCCCTGAGGGGAATTGTTTGAGCTTAATAAAATCAGTGCCAAAAATAATTAAAAACAGGGTTGATAATCATGGGTACATAAGTTGGAATTTAAATAAAGGACCCATTAGAGCACACAGGATAATAGCATCAATTTTTTTAAAAAATAATTTTAAAAAACCAGAAGTGAACCATAAAAATGGTGTAAAATCAGATAACAACATAGTAAATTTAGAGTGGGTTACTAAATTAGAAAATATTAGACATGCCTATAAAACAGGTCTAAAAAATGGTGATCACAAACGTGGTTCTAAAAATAATTTTTCAAAATTAAAAGAAAATATTGTTAAAAAAATAAAAGAAGACATAAAATCAGCTAATAATAAATACGGTTCACAAAATTTTATAGCAAAAAAATATGGTATTCATAAATGCACTGTCTCAGCTATTAAGACAGGAAGGCTTTGGGCTCACCTAAAATAAAGAGTCTAGGGGGATAATAGATTGGGGACGGGAACATTAAATTCAAGAAGCGCCGGGCAAACGATATTAGATACCTTTTTCAATGATATCCATTCTGCGATGAACGTTGATTTTATTGGAAGGAATAGCGCCGGTGTTCCAACCTCAGGACAAAACCTAGGAACCGCAGCGTTACCTTGGGGCGCTATTCGTGCGGATACTCTTATTCTTGACGGGGCCGCCGTTGATACATCTCAAATCGTGTCACCTGTTAATAGAGTTATTTCAGGAAAGGTTAGAACAACCTCAAACCAACCGCAGTTTATTACCCCAAACGGTGCCGCTCTTTCATTTATTTTAGACGGGACTCCAGTCAACCTAGTTGTCGACATTAACGGGACAACCGTTTCAGTCACGACTGACATAACTAAATCGAGCTTAACGGCTGCACCTAGCAGCAATAACACATGTCTAGTCAATGATACGACAGCGGCTGACCAATTCGATACGCGCATGTGGGGAAACCCATGGCACCGTAGAGACAGCATCACAGTTGACACGATGGGAAGTGAAATAACGGCTCTTGTGGGAACCTTCCAGTCATTTAGTCATGGGAGTGAATATTTTCACGCCTACGTTGAAAGTACGACAAAGCTTTCTAGAATTTTTAGAGGGTTCTTTTATAACTCGTCACTAGCTCCAGTTAACCCGGACGTATTTTCAAATAACGACGTAATCACTCTTTTAAAAACAGGATACGTCTTTGTTGAAGATGACGGACTCACAGTTGACGTTACATATAGAGCGCCGACAATATCGTTTACGTCCCCTAGCTCACCCGCTACTGGAGATTATTGGTACGATCTTTCAGTTGATTTATGGAAGCGGTACGATGGCGCGTCGTTTGTTTCTATTGATAGGACTTTCATCGGGTACGTCGCGAACACAACAACCGCTTGCGTTGGTGCTAGATGTATTGATTTTCACGCAAATCATGAATCGCAATTACAGATGGAAATAGGAGTTTCGACAACCGAAATAGCTATTCAAACTAGTCAAGAGTCAAGAGTCAGTGTCTCAGGAAACGACTTTAATTTTAAAGAGACATTACTTTCTTGGAACATCACGACTGATCTAGCGACAAGTGCGGACATGATTAACGCCACCGAGCAAGCGAGCACTGTTTATCACTTATTTTTAACCGATCAGGGTCAGACAAAAATAAGCGACATACACCCTTATTTTAGAGCAGATTTAAAAGGCTGGTACCACCCGCATAATCCATGGAGAGCCGTTGGTCTTATGTTTAACGGTTCTAGTTCCACCGTGACAAACGCCTCATCGCGTGGTGGAAATAATAACGAAACACATATCGGAGTCGGAAATGGTTTCGGGTCTACAAACACAGGAATGAGAAAATTCTCAAGTGTCGTTATAAATAAAGGTGCTGCGCTTGTGTATGTTAGCAGCGCTACTCTTGGAGACAGTTGGACTTGTTATGAACCAAGGTTAATTAATATTGGATACACCGATGGTGGATCTGCGGTTACATATGGGCTTGTTAAAAATACTGCAACACCGACGGCGCTTGTTAATAGTGGATTAGCTGCTGGGGAAGTCATCGCATATATGAGTTCCGCAACTTCACAGCAAGTAACCGTGTCCGCATCCGTATTCGCAAAGTACGGGGATGAATTTCAATGCGGCACAGACACAGGTCCATCCGTGACAACCATCACACAATCTTTCGTAAGAACAACTACTGGTAAAGAGGTTTAAAATGAGAAAAATAGTATTTGAGCATCCAACTACATTGGAACAACAACTCATTCTAGTTGATCAAGAGTCTGGAGGAGTTGTGGAAGGCGTAAAGGTTCTTTGGGATGAGAATTTGCATGGGCCTATTCCACAAAATATTGAGGCGTCTTTAGGCGGCTTAATTTTGGACAATAAGGGAAAGACCGTTGTTGACCAAAATAAATTAGACGCTTTTGAGAATAAAAAACTAGAGGATCAAGATAAAAAAGCCGCTAATAAGTTAGTTGTTAAAGACGGTTTTGAATTATTCAAAGATCTAGATTTATCGGTTCCACTTAGTAAAGAAGATTTAGATCTGGCAGTTAGGACTATGATAGCCATGGTATCTGTAAAATAATCATGAATGAGATGAAAGCTGCACCGTATAGGATCACGATCCATTGTACGGACACCCAGAATAACCAGTGGGTGAGTATAGACAAAATACGTGATGACCATATCGCTCGCGGGTTTTATGACATTGGGTATCATTTTCTAATCCAACCAAATGGGAACGTGGTTAATGGTAGGGGCCTAAACTTCGTAGGCGCTCACGTAGCGAACGCAAACACAGGAAACATAGGCATTGCCCTAGCTGGGGACGATCGTTTCAGTAAATCGCAATTTATCGCTTTACGAAGACTTTTAGACAATCTCAAGATGACCTATTCATTTAAAGACTGGGAGCTTCATTGCCATAGAGAATTTGACAGCGCTATTAAGCAAGGCAAGACGTGCCCAAACATTGAACCGTCACGTCTTTGGACTTGGTACTATCTATTTAACAATGCCGCGTTAGATCCCTACTTGATCGAAAATGACAAGCGGTACACAATAGGGGCATAAGGGGAAATTAAAATGGATATGATTTCAGGAATTATTCAGTATCTTGCAGACTATCTTTCGGGGCTTTTGAATTTCCCTATCATTGAGGGGATTGGGGCTATCGTTCTTCTTATAAATGGACTAATCGCCGTTGCCCTTTTAGTCCCCGGCGAACAACCGGAGAAATTTTTACAAGCGGTTGTCGATTTTCTTTCAAAGCTTTCACTTAAAAAGAAGTAATGCAAAAAATTCTTACATCTTTCTTTGACTTAGCTAGTACGGCTCTCAATTACTTGCCTAATAAAAAAAGGATAGAATACGGGGATAAACTTTATGTGCTTAAAAAGACAATCCTCGAAGAGTCACTCAAGCCAGTCGATGAACAAGATCATGCACTCCTCGAACGCTGCTATCAGGAAATTCCTCTCGTACTTGAAACAATACAGGTTGAATTTAATCTGCATCTTAACAGCGGTGTATTTGGTCGTTAGTTTTTGCGCTTGTTCAAGTCCGCCAAAAGACCAAAGACATGCGTTGATTGATCAATTTTTAGTAGCGGTAGAATCAAAGTTTCCTCTTTTATGTAACCGCGCATTTGATAAAGAAACAAATAAAATTGATTTCTCATGCGTTAATTTACGGGATCAAAAACAAAGAGAGATTCTTTGGAACTTGAAAATGGTGTGCAAGGTTGCAGATAAAATATACGCAGTAAGTAAAGATAGACCAGGACTTGTTAGAAACTTTTTAGAAAACGGGATTAAGATAGAGGATTATCAAGATATGGAGTCTATTTACCCGCTTCTAATCGCTTCAAACGCGGTTTGTTTTTCAGAGGAACGATACCCACTAGATACTTTTTAAGTGGGCTTCTCTTCCGGCAGTGGTGACTCTAAACAATCATAAACCTGGCCCACTAGAAATGTGGAACCTTTACGTCCGACATGATCTTTAATTTTAGCGAGTTCTTCCACTTCAAAATTAGCCTCTGGGGTTTTTTTAATCTTCTTTGCGATCTTACAGAGATCGTATTTCTCTTTTCCACTTAATGTTTTTTCGGTTTCAGACATGGCGTGCAGACACTCATAGCAAGCTGAGCCCACTGTAATCACCGTACCGTCTGAATCTTTTTGTGGCCTATCTTTATAATCTAAAATTTCTTTATTCCAATTTATTCTCATAAATCCCCTTAAGAAACGGTTACTCCAGGATCAACTACTTGTCCAGGGATGGCCTCTCTTAGTAAAGCCTTTTGCCCTTCTAGTGCGAGGCTAACTAGCAAGTCTTTTGAAACCCTCTTTACATACTGTGCGTTAGTTTCGCCTTGATTGATTGGAACCATATGTAAAAGCCCGTCTAGTAAAAGCTGAGCCTGTTCGTCCGGTACCGTATAAGTCACTGTGAATTGAGCCATCGGTTTCTCCTATGCTTGTGCGATGATAATCCAGTTTACCACTGAAGTGTCGAGAATATTATTTGAGTTAATTGTGAAAGAAGTCCCAGTCGTAATCGTGTAACTGAGAGCCGTTCCCACTGTTCCACCTAGCGTGAATCTTGACAGGAATATTCTAACCCCTGTCACTGCCTTGGTGGTGTTAACCGTCACAGTCCCTGCGACTAGCGTAGCCACTCCCATTGTGGCGTTCGTGCCTTCTTTTATAAATAGTCCGAGTCCTGCCACTGGAAGCTTTAACCCGGCAGCGTCAACTCTGGTGATTTGCGCCCCACCAACAAACGTGTCAATAGCCGTGGAAGCCGATATATAACTCAGATAGGTATCACCCTTGGCAGTTGCAGAACCCTCGAGAATTAATTTTTTGTCGCTAGAAATTTGTACGTCATCTTCAAAAAGACCTGCCCAGCTCAGCAATGTTCCGACGCCACTGAACGCGGGTACCGCCGAACCATGAATGGACGCCGCTCTGACTGTGCCTGCGGAGTGCGATGTTCCGCTATCAGCTACAGTACCCCTGACCGCCATGAGGACTTTAGTTCCCTGCGTTATCGTTGCACTGTTCTCAGCGGTCGCACTTATACCAAGTGCGGTCACGGTGCCTGTAGGGTTCACCGTTGACTTCGAAAGAAAAGCGCTCGCGACAAGAGGAGAAGTCGCACTTCCGCTATGGGTTGCGGTAAAACTCATCCCTCTGACTGTCGTAGTAGAACCAGTGTGCTCGATAACCAGTGACATGCCTGTATTAACCGTCGAGTTGGATTCGTTGCAATTGAACATACGTGTCGTCGTCGGACCCGAATCTCCGGCTCCATAATGCCCAGCCTGAATGTTGCTAGGATTAGATCCATCCCCAATAAAAACTATTCCACTACCAGACACCATTGGGTTGATAATTAAGTTTGTAGAATAGTTAATGCTCGATTCGTTAGACGCTCCAAATTTTAAAAGATTTGCAGCCATCTCAACCGGATCAGACATTTGAATGCCGGTCGCATTAGAATCCAAAATCAGCGCACCGGAAGTTGAACTCAAAGTATTCCCGTCGAGTCTTAAGTTGTCGACGTTCCACTGTGTCCATGCAGAACCAACACCGGCGGCGCTAATTGTTCCAATCGGAAAAGTAAAAAGACCCGCCTGATCTATGGTTAAACGGAGTGTCGGAGTGAGAGCAGATACGGCTGTCGTTGAGAATTTCAAAACACCAGGAGCGCTAGTCGAAGTGAATGCTCCACCTGATTCTGCTACTATTGTAGCGGCAATTCCATAATCAGTACCATCTGCGCCAAGTGCGCGTATTGTTCCTAAGTTAAACCCAGATCCGGAAATAGTTGTGTAAGAAGTCGCAGATGTTCCAAGCGCCCTGGCTAAATCAATACCTGGTCCTATTGCAGCGGTCGCAGAGGCCGAGACGAGAGATAATCCAACAACACTAGATGCTGGGTTCGACATGAATGCGATATATCTTGGGGTAATTGTTGCAGTGGCTAAAACGTAAGTAAATGCTTCCGCACCAAGACTTAGGGTAGGAGCTTTATCATATGCGAAGTTACTGCCATCCTGATCGAGGTAAACACCACCAGCCGAAGTTGAGGCGAACATAACCGCAGTTGCTTCGAATTGATTTGATGAAATCCTTCCAGTCGCACCAGTTGTCGTTAAATAAATATATTTTCCAGAAGTAGTTGAAGTCAGTGTTAAGTGATCATCAGAAGCGACGGTCCCGCCACTGATCGTCGTCAATGGTGTCGAAGCACCGACTACAATGGTGAGAGCACCGGTTACATTGTTACTGGCATCAATTAAAACTCCAGAATTAGCGACGTTTCTTCCGCCGGTTCCACTGAACTTTGCAATAGCTGTACTGGTGACAGCACCAGCGGCAAGCATATATTGAGTGTGGTCGTCATCGCTCAACCCACCGAGTCCGCCGTGATCCACCCCGGCAGCCAAAACAACGGCAGTGATCGTATTCGCACCGTCGTTATAAGTGAAGTCTATCGACGCGCTGTCGGTGAGAATCCCACCAACTGCATCTTGCGCGAGTTCATCTGTGTATTGAGTAATCGTAGAAGCGATCGTCACGGTGTCCGAAGACGCGGTACCAGTGATACTTATTCCTGCGCCGTTGGCGAAAGTAAGTGTGTCAGTCGTAGTATCAGCAACCGGATTAGTTCCGGCAGGACATGCGATGGTCTGAAAAATTAATTGATCACCAGTGTTGGTTCCTGAAGTTGTCCCAGAAATATTATTTGCAGTGAGGTTTCCGCTATCATCAATGGAAGCACCGGAATCCTGTATGTGTCGGCCATCGGTGCCGTCAGCTCTAATTATTCTGTTATCAGTAAATGTCCCACCATCGAGAACGTACTGAGTGTGAGGATCTCCTGCGGTCAGATTAGCTAGAGAATTGTGATCGACACCAGCGGGTAAAACCACTGCCGTCCAACTATTCCCTGCGTCGTTGTACTGAAAATCAATTGAAGACGAATCAACCATTGCACCAAATACGGCATCCTGCGCGAGCTCGTCAGTGTACTGAGTGATCGTCGTGTTGATGGTGAGAGTGTTTCCGGCATCGCTGTAAATCAGAGAAATCCCTGTCCCAGCAACTAATAGCGCAGCCACTCTGTCGTCAACGCGCTCATCTGTATAATAAAGGTTTGAACCCTCGACGAGATCGGTGGTTGAGAATGGAGATAAAGTCACCGTTGGGGTTAGTGAGTTCCCAACGTCTGAGTACGACCAAGAAATCCCTGTACCGTTTTGAATCAGTG